TATTTAACCACAAAACGAAAAAAGCAGATACGGAGAAAACCGTACCTGCTTATAGGGTGTTCCGACTTTTGTAGAGACCGCACGAAAGGTCTCACTATTATTTATTCGGTTTTCCGACGTTTTTGAACTCTATCCCAAGTTGATTCATTAACTTTTTTCTTTTTTCTTCTTAATTGATGTGCTGGATGATTAGCAGGAACTCTACTCCAAGGTATCGTATATTGTACTGCAAAACCTGCTCTTGCATCATCTCTAGGATCAACACCCTTTAATCTAGATACTACATCTCCAACATCAACTAATCTAGAAGCAGCAAACTGAGCCACTGGTTGAAGAGGTCCTAGTTCCGCAAAAGCACCACCTATTCTGGTGCCTAAAAGATCATCAAAGTTAAATCTATCATCCACTACAATACCTTTATCAGTTATACTATAACCATAATTATTCAGTAATGCCTGTGCGGGTATATTTTCTACTTCACCACGATAGTCCTGAGTAGCATCAACTCTACCAGAAGTGTCTCCTCTTCTTATAGAATTACCAATGGTATTAAGCATCGCATTTTCTAATTCTTTAGTTTGACCACCTTTACGTGTTTTCTTCGGATCATACAAACCAAATGCATATTGTAAAGTAGCAAGAACAGCATCTTGCTTAGGAAGTATTCTAGGAGATATGCTATTAGAAGGAACTTCAGAAGAAGCAACCTGTGCAACCTCCCTTCCCATTTTAGAAGGATCATAATCAAAGAAAGATGGTTGTTCAGGAGCATCTTGAACTCTTGCATTCATAAACTCATCAGCGTCAACTTGCTGTGCAAATTCTTGCGATGCATCAAGAAGTGGATTAACATCTCTATAATCAGTTCTCCTAGGCATCAGATATTCTGATTCCATTGGTGGTTTTGGTGGTTCACCAATTTCCAGATAAATCTCATTCTGGATTTCAGCGTTTTCTACAACCCAATCTTGGTATTGTCCTGGAGGATTATAGTTAATAGTCATTGGTCCAGAAGCATTAGCACATTGCTTCATCTTCATGACTTTAACATTATTAGTCCAATCCATCAGACTTGGATTTGAACTAGTTGGGACAATAGCAACAACGGTTCCATCAGGTAACTTCTTCACCCATTTCTTACTTGCTCTCATCTCTTCCCAACTAGTCCCAAAAGATTTGAGAGTGTCTTTTATCGCTTGGAAATTTGCATCACTTTTTGCTTTAAATTCATCATATTCTTTTTTATATTTTTCCTGTGCTTCCTTATATCTTGGATTTAACTTCGCAGTATATCCCTGAACACCAATTTGACTGAATGGTGGAGAATCTACCTGTGTAATTTCACCACCACCCTGATCAACAGTTACAGTGGTTGGATAATTTTCAACCCCTTGAAGACCAGAATACGTAAATGTTACCTGCTGTCCAGTTTCACCATTGATTACAGGAGATCCTCCAACAAAATATCCAAATGTTGTGGAGGTACTATTAGTTGGTCCAGAACCTTCAATAGGTGCCCACTCACCAAATTCCCTTAATATTTTTTTTCTCCAAGACAATCTACTCCTATCACCAGTGAAAGGAATTACATTTTCTCTTAATGTTTTTTTTATCAACAGTTTGTATAAAGACATTGAAAAAGGAAGGTATCATTGCCTTCCTTTATTTATCTTTTAAAAGCGAGTTTGTGTTGTGTGGACCCTTGCGGCATCCACACATATTTATAGCACGCTTTTAAAAATCAAGAGTTCGGTTTACCCTTCTTTTTGAGATATGCTGGTTTTCTTTTACTATTTGGTTTTTTAAAAAATCTTGCGGCAGATTTTCTTGGTTTTACTTCTTCAGCGACATCACTATAAATTATAGGATCAGGTGTTGATTTAAATGTTAATGGATCTGTAAGTTCAATATTCCTTTTGATTGACTTTTGAAGTCTGTTGAAAAGTTTTTCATTTTGAGGAAATTGAGTTTCTATGTATTCCGCACTTGCTCTCAACATTTGATCTTGTTTCCAATTTAATTCAGCAAGTCTTGGATCATTTTTTGGATATCGTTTTTGTGCATAAACTAATTCTTCTGGATGAGCAGCAAGAAATTCATTAATCTTATTGATGGTATTCATCATTTCAGCAATTTCACTGTCCTTTAATCTATGATTTTTTGCCAGATCCTGCTTCGTTATTTTAATAAAAGGTTCTCTAAAATCAATCTGCTGTGGAGCAAGTCTTGATTGTGAACTATATCCATCAATCATCTCCGGAGGAGCATTATTTGGATAATCAGGGGCAATATCCTGAGGATCAAACCAGTTCTTTGGATTGGTTCCAGAAGTTGGATTGAACCATCTCTTTCTAGGATCTCTTTCAACATCAGCATGATCTGGAGATTGCCATTCTTCTGAAAGAACTTGTTCTTGAACTGGCATATCACCTTTCACCTTTATCCTACCAGATCTTACAAGATCCTGATAATTTCTCTCTTTATCAATAACATCTCTTGCATTTTGTGGTAATTGTGAATATGGAACTCTAAAGGTCTTAACAACATCACCCTTAATGTTTGAGGGATATCCTTTCAATCCAGGAGATGCATTTTGCAATGTATTTGCAATTACTGGAGAAAGTTTATCAGATGGATGTATTTCTCCAGGATCTTTTGATGTAGCATTAAAATATGCATGATCAGTATACACATAGTATGGTTCAGAACCATCAGAAGGAACTACAAATTGTTGTTGTGCTTGGCCAGCAGCATGAAGGGGATTACCAGTTCCAGCAAATCCACTAGATTTATAAGAAGTTGGTTGAGTTAGATTTGGATAAGATCCATCATTAGGTCTAACATTACCATTATTATCTACAACAATATTTTCATCAGAATATGGTTGCTCTGCACCATAAGAAATACTTACCGTTCCTGGACCAATATTATTAAGTAATGCATCCTTTTGATATTGAGGAATATCTCTATCACTATAAACAACTGGTTCACCTTTAATCATCGAAGCAGCAATATCAACTCTTGTACCAACGCCTGGCAAAGTATTTTTGATTTGGTTTAAATTTCTAATTATCGTTCCTGGTCCAGGCGTATTTAAAATTATATCAGATACAGTATTAGCAATAGACTGGAAAGTTGATTGCCCCGCATTGGGATTGACTTTAGTTTTCCTGTTTAAATTGGACAGATTTGTGGAACCTTGACTCATAACATCACTAAGAGATTTGCCACTACTAATAGCAGCATCTCCACCACCTGCTTTATATTGTGCTAGTTGATTTGCATTTAAAATTACATAACCACCATCAACCTTAACCAATCCACCACCAGGAGGAATCTCTGGAGTTTCATCTGGAGTCGGTGTTGGAGTTGGAGTCGGTGTTGGAGTTGGTGTTGGTCTAGGAGTTGGAGTCGGTGTTGGACTTGGACTTGGTGTTGGTCTAGGAGTTGGAGTCGGTGTTGGACTTGGACTTGGTGTTGGACTTGGACTTGGTGTTGGACTTGGACTTGGACTTGGTGATCCGGGAATTGGAATAGGACCAGCACCTGCCGCTGCAACTAAGTAATCAAAAGCTCTTCGCCCAACATTTAAGATAGTTGATATAAATCCCGCAAAAAAATCAGGATCATCAAGATTATCTCTACTGATAATAATTGGTTTTGGTGGGACTGCGGGAGATCCTGGAACAAATGGAGTGCCTGGACTTGTCTGAACTCTGTTTCTTATCAAATTTCCATCAGCATCTGCTGGAAACCACACTGTCCATGGATATAAAACACGATCGGCAAGTGGACTACCATCAGAACTTGAACTGCTTGTGCCCGATGGGTAATATTGAGCACCTCCCTTGCAAGATCCAAACAAACAATCAATTTGTTGCCATTGATGAACTTGTTTTACAATTTTTCCTGGATATGGCCAATTAAAATAAGCATTTCTAATTGCCCGACCAATATCATCATTAGGATATGATGTAGTGCCTACACCCCTAATACCAGATCCACCAAGATATCCAAGGTATTGCCAGTTTAACCAACCACTACGAAAAGCTACAGCACCAATTGGAGGATTATCTCCATAGTCAAGTGCTTGTCCATTATAAGTGTCAATATAACGAATCGCCGGAACTTGCTGTCCATTATAAGTGGTATATAAACTAGATGGTGCTACTGTATTAGGATTTTCTGGATTACCATCACCCTGATCTGGCCATTCAAAGTCACTACCATCACCCGTAATTCCACCAGGATCTACATCAGCATATGATGGTGGAACTGCTGGAGTGTCTGGTATTGCAGGAGTTCCACCATCATTTCCACCCTGAACGTAAATTCCAGTTGTGGACATTTTCTCATTGAGATAATTTATTTTTTCATCAATATCAACAGAACTAAGATGATTTAATATAGACTTGTACTTATTTCGTTTCACCACAAAAAAACCCTGTTTTATGCTTATATTTATTTTACCACAAATATAATTATTTTGGTTGCAATCTTGCTTTAATAATCTTCTTATTGATATCAGGAATTACAAGTTCATTCCTCCAATCAGAGGAATACTTTTTGACAATCTCTTCTTGTATTTTTTGCTGTCTTTCTTTCTCTTCTAATATTCTCTTCTTCTCTTCATTTTTAGACGCAATATATTTTTTTTCATCAAGTCTTCTTTGATGATACTCTTTAAAACTTTTTGATTTTATATTTAATCTGCCCATTAAAAAAAGGAAGGTATCATTGCCTTCCTTTATTTATCTTTATTCAGTTACTTCTACCTTTTTCTTCTTCGCCCCAATATTATACTTAGTTTCGAGAATCCAATCCTGCTTATCTTTATAAGCGAGTACTTTAATCTGATTAAGCGGAGCGATATCTTGAATCTTAGTGACATCTACAATCCCAATAAGACCCCAGTCAGCAAGCAATTGTGCAATACGGTTACGACGCTGAACGTCGTTAACAGTAAGGTTGGCGTGCTTACCATCAAGAGCAAACAACTCTTTAAAATGAACAAGGAAGTATCTACCTTGCTTGTGCAGAATATGGCAAGACTGATAGATTTTCTTTTCCTTTCTTGATGCAACCCCGATACGGGTCAAAGTTTCACGGACCTTCAAAAAGTCATCGGGTTCATTAAGAACCACTTCAACCATTTGTTCAGGCGTCCACTTCACTTCAGGTTCTTGAACGACACTCATTTTTTTCCTCCAGTTTCAAATTTAGATCTAATAAAATTAAGTTGTTCTTCGGTTAGAATCTTCAAAGCTTGTTTTGCCTTCTCATTACTATAACCATAATAACGTTTGACATAATCAAGGTCTTTGACTTTATCTTGTCGGAGCCAGGGAGAAAATCTCTTCTTTTTCCTCAGACTATTTAGATAAAAATCATATTGCAACTTTTTAGGGAGGAAATGATGCAGGTTCATCTCATTAGCAAACATAATCGCATCAAGATGACCAGAAAAGCATCGGTTCACAATGTAAGGAGGATATTCTTTTTCAAGTGATGAATCTTCGTCAATCAGATTCTCTTTCGTCTGATTGATCGTGTTTAACCAGTCCTTCAATTCCATAATTAAAAAGTAGTAGTTCTTTGCGTTTCTTTTGCTCTCGCATATATTCACCAACCGACCTCATTGAATAAGTAAGGTCAAACTCAGCAGCACTCCAATCAGTGAATCGGTCTTTGACTAACTGATCTGAGTTATAACTAATCAACTGATCAAGACTACAAACAGAGCAGTCAGCAGCAAACCTATCGTGATCAAATCCTTTGTGCATTGATCCTTTCTTACCATATAGGTTATCCTTAATATCATAAGGAGGATCAAGATATACAAAAGCATTACCTTTAGCACCAAGTAGGTAATCATAGGAGTAATTAGTAATTCTCCAGTTCTTGATTATTTCTGAATAACCTGGCAGTTTATCAATACCTCTGATGGAGAAATTGGCATCGCTTGCTTGGGCGGAGAAAGAGGAGGACTCAGTAAGACCTGAGAAAGAACACTTATTAACCACATAGAAGGAAACAGCACGGTGGAAATTTTCACTGTCTTCCAAAGGTCTTGCAAGATATGCTTTGGCGTCAAGGAATAAATTTTTTGCACTGGTCGGTTCTATGTGACGATATTTTAGTTGCAGCAGTTCATCTCTCATCTCCCGTCCAAACATCTGGAGTTGCTGCCAGAAGTTGACGAGAGGTTCATACAAGTCATTAACCCAGATTTTTGTGTCTGGATACTTCTTGGTAATATGAATGGCAACACTACCACCACCAAGGAATGGTTCACGGAACTCATCATACTCCCTCATATCAGGGAAGTATTGGTCCATCTTGGTGCAAGCACGGGACTTACCGCCTGGATAGCGTAACGGTGTTTTCAGGGACTTCATAATCTTTGGGGTGATACTTCAAAAATTCCCAGAAAGTCATTTTCATTTCTTTCTGTGTCATACCACAATGCTTTGCGGCAGCAGGTAGAGTCATTTTAGCACGAAACAGTGCTTCATTTGCCTCATTTACAAGTTCAGGTGTAGTCTTCACTTTTGGTTCTACAAGTTTAGATTTATCGATATTCAGTAGACCCATCAATCTTCTCCAGTTCTCCAGTTAGTGTATAGAAAAATCTATTAATACTTTCAGACATCAAACGATATCCAGTTCCAACATAAAGTTGTCCGAGAACAACAGAAACCGTACAGACTCCCCAAAAGTAATAATAAAATCTAGATTTTACTTGTGCCCTGAGTTTTTCTTTTTTCATAATCACAATACCAGTTTTTTACTAGGTGCTTGAATCACAGAGAACATATCACGATACTGTTCTTCAATCTGATCTTGCGTATCAGCAATGTACACAACGTATCTTTTAGTCACTTCCAGTTTCTCATTTTTTCCTTTCAAAAGAGGAGACCAGGGAGCAAATCCCATCTGACCCTGACCAGTAGGGACAGCAACAATGGGATTGCAAAAGACAATAGAGTCTTCTTTTTCTTCAATCAGGTCTGCAACGACATCTTCGCCAGACCACATACGAATCAATTTAACATTCATTTGAATTCACACTCCACCATAAGTTCAGTTAGACAAGCAAGCATATTTATTTCCTGATCCGCCACAAATGCTGCCTGGTACTGATACTTAGCAAGAACAAGCACAGCAGCAGGAATAGTAGCGTTTGTAAGGGATGCGTAACAAGCATCGTAAATACGACGCATAAGTACAGTAGTATCATTGTCCATATTAGATACCACCCACTTCCGAACTTCGGAGAAGTTCTTTTCCTTGAGGTTTTTGACCAGTTCATTTACAGCAACATCAGAGAATGTGGCAAGAATACCAGAATCAATCTTTCCACTAACAGAATAACGCTGGCACTCATTCAGCACTCGTCGCCAATCGGGGAAGTGCTTATTAACCAGTTCTACCAGGACCTTGTTATCAAATTCAACACCTTCTGCACCCAAGATTTCTTGGAGACGTTTGAAGAACTGTGCTGCGATTTGCTGTTTTTCTTTTCCTTTGATTGAGAAATCAATAACGGCACATCGCGAGTGCAAGGGTTCAAGGATTTTATTCTTATAGTTGCAGGTGAAGATGAATCGGCAGTTCCCAGCAAACTCCTCAATAAACGCCCGTAAGAGGAGTTGTACGTCGTTGGACGTGTTATCTGCCTCATCAATAATGATGACCTTGTGTTTAGCAGTCGCCGTAAGTGAGACGGTCGAAGCGAAGTTCTTCGCATTGTTTCGGACAGTATCGAGGAATCGACCCTCGTCGGATCCATTGATGACATATACATCTGCTCCAAGTTGATTACACAGTGCCTTTGCAACCGTGGTCTTACCAATACCTGGAGGACCAGCAAGAAGCATATTAGGAATCTCGCCCTT